TATCTTCCATTCCTGCTGTCCGTAATCTAACTATGTGACCCATTTGCCATTGTTTAGCATCAAGCCCTTTCAATATACCTAACCATTTGTTACGCAAAAACGCAACTTCGTTGATTAGTGTTTCATAATCAATTACTTCCTGCTCACCATCAACATACTTTTCGGCATCACGTGATGTTAATGCCCGATTATATGCCTCTAGATACTTTTGGAAATGTTTTCTACGAATCTTACGTAGTTGAATGTTAAGATGATTCAACACAGCCTCAATTTCTTGTAGCTGGTTGAAACGATGTTCCGTAACTCCGGGCAATGCGGCAATGTTCTTTTCAACATTGCCCCAAATCTTCACATCACTCTTAGCAGTTGCCAATTCATTTTCGTAATGTGCGATAAAGTCCGGAAGTCTACTTATATCATTACTGACTATTGTTAACCAGTTTGCCATTTAATCCCATTCGTCTTGGTCTTCGTCTTCTTCGTATTCTTCGTAATCTTCTTCTTGGAAGTGTTGTGCGGCATATTCTTTCAATGCTTTGGTAATATCTTTGTCTCTAAACTCATCCTTGATTTCGTCAATCTCAAAATTGTTTTCAATCAAATATGTTACTAATGATTCTGCCGCTTCTAAACGGTCGTTCATGTCGATATGCTCACGCAATACTTCCCAAACTTCGCTCACTGATCCTAAACTCATTCTACTGATTCCTCCAATGTTTCATCAGTAGTACTTATCTCAGACTTAGAATTTCTTAATGGAAAATCTTTCATAACTGTATCTAAACAGTTATCAGTATTAGCTTCCCATGCTTTACGGAATTTCTTAATCACTTCACCGTCAACTGTTGTATAGACTAAACTGTTACCTTCTTTCTTTAGTAGATCGGCTTTTTCAATCATATCAACCATACCAGAATATGGACTCATACCTGTCTTGTAAGGAATCTTCACTTGTACACCCTCAAAAGGTTTAGCATAGCGAGTTTTCATAATCTTACAACCAGCACGAATACCATTTACTTCTGATACTTTATTACCATCTTCATCTTCTTTCAATTTCATCTTCTTCATCGCAACAACAATACTAGAAGCATAGATGAATCCTTGACCACCAGAGATTTTATCATCTGGGTCAAACATATCTTGTGATGCGTATGTGTGATTAGTTGCTACTAAGCCAATGCCTAATGAGCCAAACATGTTAACACAGTTACGAACAAGTGCTGTAAGTGCTTTAGGCTTACGACCCATATCACCTTTCAAATCACCTGCATCAAACTGATTAACGTCAGTTGGCGTCAACAACATACCCAAGCTGTCAATTACAAATAGAACTTTAGGTCTATCTTCTGTTGGCATTGCTTTGTAATCTGCTACGAATTTTGAAATTGTTTTAGCAACATCATCAATCATAGCCATGTTGAGTTTTAGTAATTTGGATTCGTCAGTATCAACACCCAAATTATGAAGCCAATCTTCATCAAGGGCGTTTTCAGAGTCAATGAGGACAACAAATATCCCCTGTTCCTGTGCGTGGCGTACAATGTTTCCTGAACAAATGTAACTCTTGCCCGCGCCGCTTTCTCCAGCAAAGACAGTAACTTTACCAAGAGGAATACCTTTATTAAAGTCACCGCTGATAAGATAGTTAAGTGCATAATTGCCTGTAGAGATCCAATCAGTAGGGTCATTGAATCCAATACTTAGTCCTTCAATACTTTTTGTAAGTTCTTTCCTAAACTTACTTAGGTCAAATGGTTTTGCCAATTTGTTCTCCAATCTTCTTTTGTTTATCTATGAGAGATTCTTTGTCCAATAAGTCTGGACAAGTCTCTGCCATTTTGTCAATTTCCCAATCTAGTGGATAATGCCTTAACGCTGTTCTTGCTTTATCTCTTACTATACTAGGAACTCTGGGAGTCTTGCCTGGGTCACACAATTCTTCCAGCAGTTTTTTACCTGCCTTAATGGCTCGGTATCTTTCATCTGGTAGTGTCATAGCAATATCCTTATAGTAATAAAAGGGGAAACTAGTTCCCCTGTGTTATCAAGCAGACTTTGCTTGTCTAGCACGGATCATTGCTAAGATGTCCTGTGCTTTATCACTACTTGGAGTTGCTGTTGGTACTTCAACTTTTTGTGTTGCTTCTGCAGGTGAATCTTCCCAAGGCTGAGTTTCTTCTGCTACGGGTGCTGTCGCGGGTGCGCTAGTAGCAACGGTACTAGATGCTGTTGTTGAGTCCGCTGTTGCTCCTGCAGGTGCTTCTAAGCCATATGGACGATAGTAGTTACCCCAACGCTCTAAGTCATATGGGCGACCATCTACACTTGCTTCAAACATTTCTTTGATGATTCGTAGTTCTGCTTCGCCTGGTTTCTTAGGCAAGAACTCTTTTAAGTCATACAAGCCATGTGCCTCAATAGCAGCCAATTCTGCTTCTGTCAATGCACTCTCACGGCGACCCCATGTTGATGTTGAATAATCAGCATAACCGCCTTTGCTTGTTTTCTTAATGTTGAAATCCAAACCACGTTGATAGTCTGTTGGCAATTCAAGGATTTCAGGATCCATGATACCAGCCTTAACGATTGGAATGATTTGAGGACTGATAATGAATCTGCGAATTGGATTCGCTGGTGCTTTGTCATCACCTAGTGGATTAGCACGAACAAAACCTTGGAATAGATAACTACGCTTCTTCCAATATTTGTTTGCCATTTCTTTCAAACTTTCGTCTTTATACCAAGGACGAACTTCTGCCAAGATTGGGCAGTTATCACCATACATTTCTACACAAGGAACTTGAACCTCAATGCGTTTAACATTAGTATCACCTTTGACACCATTAAACGGAAGTTTGATGATTTGTCGTTCTACCCAGAAGAACTGGTTGTTTGAATCACCATCTGGTAAGAAACGAATAGTAGCAGTAGTGCCTTCGTCCATGTTCCAGTGTGGGTAGATTGAGTTGTCAGCTTGTTGTTTAGGCTGATTTTGACCTTTGTTTTCTTGTGCCGCAATACGGGCACGAATTTCTGCTAATGATGCCATAATAATATTTCCTTATAATAATTGAGATGGTCTCTGTTTTAATGTCGCCACTCACCATGAGTGACTAACAATGATGATAGTTTAGCATTACTATCAGTCAATGTCAATAATATTTATCCCGTAAATGGGAGAAAAGAAAAATACTTTATTGCGTAATCAATAACCGTTAGTTAATTTGGTCAAATCTTTTTCAAACTCACTAAACATTGATTCTTGTATGGATGTTTGTGTTCTTGGTGGAGCCTCTGGCATGCCAGGTAGTTCTGGATTTACCGGGCGCAACTTACGCATCCAGTTATGTAATGCTTGTATATACTTGTTGATTCGTTCTTCGTCAACATTGGGTTGCCAAATCAATAAACCGCGATCCACTGTTTTGAGAATCATAGTTTTTAATTGACCTTCTGAATAGATTTTCATATCGTTTGGATATATGCTTTTGTATCTACGCATTATGAATGGCACAATCACTGTTTCCATTTCATCTTCTGATGGTTCTACCATCTCAATCTGTTCACCAAGTTGTCCATTATTTTTCACGTTTTTTGGCTTTCTATATTTGTTTAATAAATCTTGAACTGACGCATAATCTTCTTCGTTATCTTCAGGTTCATCAATAGTCACAACTTCATCGTCATCAAATTCAGTCCCAAGAGATGGCAATGTCGTAGATGAAGGTGTAGCCATTGCTTGTTGTACTTCATCTCTGTCATCAATAGTTGATAAGGTTTGTGCTAAAGGTTGTACTGCTTGAGGATTCATTTGTCTAACCATTTGGGCAATACGATTCAAGGTTTCGTCTGCTTCTTCTGATGCTTGTTCTATCTGTGCTAATTTTTCATCAGCACGTTTTTCGATTTCAGAAACTTTACTATCCAACTCTTTGAAAGAGTTTCCCCATTTACCAATCTTTTCAGCGTTACGTGTGACACTTTTTTCGAATCTTTTTTCTTTTTTCGCTAGTTCTATTTGAGTTTTTTCAAGTTTACCCATAACGTTATCAAACATTTGGTCATCAATGTCTTGCTTGGCACTTAATACTTCAATTGTGTTGTTGATATTCTGTACTTCCTTAGAACTTAAACCACCTGATTTAATATCATTAATTTTTTGTTCTAATTCTTTTTGTTTGTCAGGGGTCATACCAGGCTTCATACGCAAATCATCAACATCTTTCATCATCTTTTCGATTTGTTGTGTTGTTGCTTGTGCTACTTGCTGTGTTAATTCACCTGCAGGTTTTAACTTTGCACTTAATGTTTTTAGACGTTCTACTTCTTGGTCAGTTTGTTGTGACTGTTGTTCAAAATCGTGTAGTTCTTTTCCTAACTCACTGACTGTTCTTGTTAATTTTTCGTTTTCGCCCTTAACTTTATTGATAAGTTTATTCTGAGCGAAATCCATTTTCTCTTTGTCTACAAGTTCGTTGCTCATATACAACGATAATGCTTGTTCAGGGCTTAGGTCAGGATGGGCACGTTGTGCCTTATATTGTATGTCAAGGTTTCTTGGTAAAGGTCTGTCTGCTTTGGCTGACATTGGTGTACCCAATCTATTTGATCGGGTCGCTACTGGAGCTTCTGTTATTTTATCTGCCCACTCAGTTAGTAGCTTTACTTCTTTCATTTGTTTAATCCTGACAATTTTTTAATTCTGTCTAACTCAGATTCACCTACTAACTTGCCACGCAAACCTTTTTGTGTCTGTGGCTTGTTACCCAATACAGGACCTGTAGAAACTTTTTGTGTTGCATCAAAATAATCACCTGGCTTACCTGCTGGACCTGCTTCTTTAACTGCATCACCGATTTTATCTCCGATCATCGAACCAATTTGATTACCAACTACTGACCCTGCTGGGCCGAATTCAGCGCCTGCAGCACTACCTAATCTACCGCCTATAAATGCCCCGACTCCACCTTCGTTTGTTTTCTTTGGATCGTCTTGTTTCATTGCTTTATGCAAACGTCTTGCTAAGTCAGCAATATCAACTGGCTTTTTCTTTTCTTGTTCTTTTGCTTTTTGCCCGACACGTTGAACCATATCCTGATATTCTGGACCATAATCAGCTTCATCATCATCTTTGGTTTCGGTCATTGGTGGGGAAGGAACTTCGGTTGGTTGTTCTGTGGGTTCTTGTGCTTTTTGATTAACATCAGTTTCTAATTTATCTAACACTGCTTGATATTTCGGATCTTGTTGATTGGATAACCAACTAATTATAATTTCTTTAGCATCACCGTTAGAATCTTCTTTACCTGCTTGCTCTAATTCATTAAACAAATCATCATCATGTAATACAGGAGCTAGTGCATTCTTTGCGAACGAACCATCTGGTCCTAAAGCAAACTTTTCGTTGCTGAGAATTTTATTCAATTTTTCAATTTGACCAGTTGTTTGTGGTATCAATGAACCTTCAATAATATTATCAGCCCATTCTTCCAATGAATCTACTTCATCAAGTTTAGTCTCTACAATGTTTTTACTTAACTTGCTTAGTATTGGCATCACTGACTCAATACGAGGATCCAACGTACTTGTTCTAAACATGTCTGTTAAATCTTCTTGTATTTCGTCTTCCATTAAAGGTGGCGTCCAGGACTCAAAGAATTGATGGTAACCTCTGCGTGTGGTTAAAGCGTGTAGTGATTCACGCAATCCTAAATAATGTTGTACACCTTCATTCACTAACTTTTGGGCTGATTCGTTGAACTGTCCACCTCTTGTTGCGCGGACAAATCCTGCCATCTTGGTGTAGTCTTCTACTATTTTACTAACGTGATTCCAACGGTCGTCATAAGGGCGACCGCCTTCTGCAATGTGTCTAGCATAGACACGTGCGATTCCTGGACGAGTTGTCGGTGCCAAGAATCTTTCTCCTTGACTATTCTCAATAAAAATTCGTTCTACATTACGGAAGCGTTGTTCACCTTCTTCCATAACTTTACTATGTTTGATGATAATCTTACATTCTGGAATAGCATCGTTATAACTTTGCTTTCTACCCATTGGATGATAACCTTCATCTAATTTCTTAACATGGTCACGTTTTGCCATGTCAGTTTCTAATTCATCTTCATTCTTTAATTCAAAACTCAATTGCTTACTCATAGCAAAGTCTTTAATCATACGAATTAGTTTTTCCCAAGTAATATCACCTTGCTCACTGATTTTAGGACTGTCAAACAAATCGCTGTTAAAATAAATGACTAGTTTGTGCAAACCGTCAATAGAAACAGTGACAGTTCCGTAATCTTCTCCATCAACGACAAATTTAAACTGGAATACTTCTGCTTCGTCTGGAACAGGAACGACTTTCCCTGTCGTATCTCTCATGGTAGGTCTGAAACGTTTCAGAAAACGTGCTAATTCAGCATTTAATGATTCTTGGTTTTTTGGCATAATATTATACTCGCAATAGTGTATTTATCACATTATTGCGTAGAAGGGTAAAGGTAGAATGATGTCCTCGTGGTCACGAATTTGACTTTCTAAATCAAAGTGAAAATCGCCTAATTCTTGGATCATTCGTGTAGATAACAATGCGGCAGCTATCAAATCGTCAGTTTCTCCAATTTTGGCAGCAAAACTGTCTTTACTAGCAACATAGTTCTTTAATTCTGAGATTAGGCTATGGCTATTAATTACCATTTTCTTCGATTCTAACAAGTGCTTAAACTTTGCACAAGCTGCCATCTTGGTTTTATGGGTCGTATTAAAACCCTTGCGTTTCTTTCCGGGCTCAGAAAGAAAGATACCTGTAATGTTTACTTCCCCGTATTCAGCTAACGATATTAAAGCTCCCTCACCCACAGTGTTATTTTCAATGGAGTAGTAGATATTGTTAGGTTGTCCTGTACACTCATGTATGTACTTACAGATGTTGGCCAATAATTTTATTTGCTCAGGAATAGCTGTCTTGTTATGTTTCCATTCACCGATTTGAACTGTAGAGTTTGCTTCAAATATTTGAATCGCAGCATTGTCTCCACCGGTACCGATAGCAGGATCTAGTGCTACTGTATAGATTTTATCTTTCTCTGGTTTCTTGTACCAGCGAATTTGACCTTGTCTGAATGTCGGTTCGGTTCCTTCTAACTCAATTAATGTAGTAGGAGCTATCAATGTTTCGTCAGCAATAATGAACTCACAACCAATCTCTCGGCGGAATCTATCTTCACCGAGTTGTGCTTTCATCTGAGTTGCCCATGCTTCGTCACGTTCAGGATGTTCTTGCCAATAAGCACGATACGCCTTGAATCCGTTAACTCCTAATTCTGTCTTGTTACCAAACTCATCTTCACATTTATTAGCTTGTTTCCAAATAAGAGCAAACTGGTCTTCGTCTGAGTTAGGAGTTGAAGTGATAATCGCTTTACCACCAGTCGCTAGTGTCGGTGTAATCGCTGTCCAGAATTCTGTTGCAATAGTAGGACGAACGAACGCAAATTCGTCAAGATATAAAAGTGTGATAGACATACCACGACCAGTGTTTTCAGTAGTTGTTGCTGAAACAATACGTGAGCCGTTCTCAAAGTCTAATGAGCCTTTGTTATATGTTGTTACACCTGCTTTAATGTGGTCAGGACAGTTCTCGTATGCATAACGAATACGTTGCATAATTTCCTGAGCACCTGTATATTTGTGAGCCGCAATAAGAATAGTACTGTCTGGTACAAACATAGCGTACCACAATAAGTATCCTGCGGCTGATGTTGACTTACCTGTTTGTCGAGGCATCAATGAGATTGAGTAACGATTCTGATGATAGTTTTCAATCAATCGTTTCTGATATTCCCATGGATGATAATTCATACTACCCTTTGTCGGGTGTTGAATCATAAAGAAGTTGTCCATAAAGTACATTGGACCCGTATCCGGATCGCAACACTTGATAAAATCATCAAGTTCTTTTTGTGTACTGTATTTTGTTTTTACGTACGGTGTTTTAACTAAGGTAGGTGTTCCACTCATGTTAATATTTAGCTACCATAATGTTGTTTTTGTTTAATCTTCTGACCAAACTAGAGCGGCAGATACTGCGTTTATACCAGCGGTACCTTTAAGGCCAATACTTAGCCAACTACCCGGAGGAATAGTAATACGATAAGCACTTAGGTCTATATTGATTGTACCATTGATACCACATAGTCCAGTATATATAGGGGTGTCTATAGTGTTGTCAAATGTACCAGTTACGGTACTGACAGTTTCATTACAACGAGTAATAGCATAGTATTCTTGTTGCGCTGAAAAGCTACTAGGTTCAAAGTACAAAAATACCTGTGAAGGATCGTTTGATTGTACAGATAGACTTAAACTTTTAACGATAGCTTCTTTAGCATTGATAACATAGTTACCGTTATTAGCTCCTGCAATACCATTCGTCACTACAGGATTTCTAATAGACATTATGTGATGAGTAACGTTTTGAGTTAGTGTTACCTTTGAAGTGCTATGTGAACGAGTGAGTTCGTTTAGATGAATCGTACCTTCAATAGCAGCGTAAATACTAGCACCAAATACTGTTATATCTGTAGTGTTAGTTGTGTTGACGGCATTGTAAGTAATTTTGAAACTTGGGTTATCTGTGTGCGGACGAGTATGTTTATTAGTGTAATGCTCACGATGTACATAAACTAATGTACCTGACGCTTCATCTTCTAAAGCATAACTAATTACACCTGCGCCTAACCAACGCATAGCAATTTGATAGACGTTTAACTTTGTATGATCCAATGTCATACCACTAGGATTGGTACTGATAGTATTACTACCATCCATTTTGTCAATGTTCCAATCTTCTTGATAAGTCCAATTATCTGTTTGTGCCACGCCTGCTTGTCTTACAGTAAATGTAGCAGTAGCGTTGCCGGTGCTAGTAAAACTAAAGGTGCCGTTCATTGGACCCAATCTAGGTGCTAACCATATCATAGCACCGTCTGTCTGTTCCATTAACCAACCACCATATCCACCTACACGATTAATAATTTCACCAACTGCATGTGCTGCTGTGCCTGATGTTAGTGCTACCGTATAAGCAACACCGTTTAATGTAATAGTGGCAGTTTGATTAGCGTTAGGTGCTGTGTTTATTACCAAGGTCAGGATTGTTGCTTTACCGCCTGTTGAGCGAACAATACCAAAACGATCACCGTTCCATCCAAAGCCTACACGATTCTCTTGATTAGCTAATCCAGCAAACTGGGTACTACCTGCTATGCCTTGCGTAAAGGCTGCTGTCATACGACAATTAATGCCTTGGCCAGGACGATAACGAACAAATCGTTTACTTCTTAGTACACCATATCCACCTTGTGTCGTTCCTGAATGTACTCTAAACATACCATCAACTGATCCAGCGCTAGAGCCTGTGCCATTTGTATATGTTTGTATAACATCTGAAGTAGTGCCGTAAATAGCATCTAATTGTATAACTGCTGTAGGACTTATTGCTAGTGGTTCACCGAAGGCGGTAACTTGTCCAGCAATAGTAGGTCCTGACAACTTTGCGGCAACTCTTATCTGTGGCTTGCCTGCTAAGTCATACTCCATAGTCTTAACAAGATTCAATAAATTTGTTTCTTGTGGATGTATATAATTAGTGGAGTTTAGTCGTTGGTCTAATACACCGGAATGATGTGCCGGTGTATATAGTTGTGAGTCATTTTCTCCGGCCATTATGATTTAATCCCAATAAAAACATGGTCATATCGTTGAGCAATCCAAGTATTAGTATTGGTATCTCCGTAACTATTTGTCAGTGCTGAACGACATGACGCATCAAATGCTGTAGCATCATATGATACCAAGACAACAATATTACCACTTGTCACCGCCCCAAGCGCAGTTGCCAATGCTGTTAAAGCACCAGCCGATCCGTAAGTGTCATAGTTAGTTACACTAACTAAATCTCCATAACTATTTGTAACAACCATGGTGTGACCACGTAAAGCTGTATTTGCGAGTTCGATATCATTCACTACTACACGAGCATTTTGATAACTCGGGACATCATAACTTGATGAGTAAGCATAAATCTTATTACCACTTACATATTGGGTAGTAAATATTGCAACCGTATCATCAATTGCCTCAAAGAAAGTAAATGGTGTTTGTGTGTCAATCCAAGGACGACCTTCAGTTAAACCACTTGTATTTGGATTGTCATACACAGTATCATCTATATACTGAGTAGGTAATTCAGTAATATCATACGTGCTTCTAGGATTAGAAGAATTTTCTCTATCCAACGCTGCCAAATCTAATTTACTTTTTTGTCTAAGCTCTAATGTAGCAAGACGAGAAATCTTATTATGTGTTCTTAATTGATCGCCGCTGACAATACCTAAACTAGCAAGTGTGCTAGTTCCTGATAGGATTTCTTCATTTTTTACAACATCATACCAAGACGTTTCGATGCCGGTTGCTGTCTGTATAGCTGTTTTTAATTGATTGATAGTCTGCCCGTTGTCAACTGTAAACGAATTATAATCCGCTGCGTTCAATAAACTCTGAACAGAAATTGTGATATTAGCCATTATTATTTCCCTTTATACGCGGTGTCTGGGTATAATGCTACTGTTGATACTCTAATATCTGCTGGGTGTTTTGGTTTGTTTACATCATTACCGATACTCAACATAGTATCAGTTGGGGTGATATGTTCGTCAGGACTATTTGAGTATTGCTTACCCTGTGCTAAATCAGGACTAGCTTCATCTTCGTAGTCAGTAACTTGATTTTCTTTTTGGTCTACGCTGTCGATTAAATCTAGTAATCCGCGGATAAATTCAGTAGCTCTCATCTACTTATTTATCGTAAGGTTGCTCTCCGGTCAAGTGAGGCAAAGCGAACCACAACTTAAACCATTCAGGTGAGCCAGGTCTAATGTTCTTTTCACGTTGTATAGCACCTAGATTTGTACTATGTTTGCTCATTTCTTGTCCCATACTAGTCTCTCCTATGCCCGCAAGGCGTTTAATATCAGATAGACTATCTTCTTTCTCAGGTATGGAAACGGACTTGAGTTTATCAAATCCGTTCATTAATTGTGCTTGCTTGAATGGGTCGAACATCAAGTATTTATTTGATATCCAACGGATTCTGCTTT